ATGTGGATGAGGATGACTTTATCGAGACAATGAAGCTGCTGGGCGCGGCGGGCATCGGCAGCGACCCGCGCCAGTGCGCCTTCATCGTCGATCCGAACACCCATTTCACCCTGCTGAAGAATATCACGGCGCTCAAGACGGCGGATGTCTATCCGGGCAACCCGACCATCCAGACGGGCGTGATCACGCAGATCTGGGGTTACCCGGTCATCCGGTCGTATGGCATGGGCTATGTGCATCGCTACAGCCCGCACACCATGACCGGTTATGAGCACAAGTTCAACACTGCCGGGAAAGTTGACCAGGATACCGCCTCGAACAACACCACCGGCGCGATTGTGCTGGTACGGTTCGACCGCTGGTACTTCGGCTGGAAGCGGCGCATGACGATGGAGGCCGTCCGTCATCCCGAATGGGACGGCACGGAAATCACCTCCTGGCTGCGCTTCGGCCTGCTGAACCGGGATACGGTCAACGCGGCGGCTATCACCTATAACGTGACCCTGGCCTAGTCGGCAGGGATGGCATAGGGGGCGGGTATCGGTAGCTATCGAAAACCGCCCCCCCAGAACATGGGAGAGATAAAACCATGCCAAGCAGATTGTATAACCTCAAAGCCGGATCGGCTGAGCTGACCCAGTTGGCCGATGTTGGTCTTTGGAGCGGCCTGACCAACGGGCGCGCGTTTTTCGTGGATCCGGCCAATGGCAACAACGCCAACAGCGGCACCAGCCCGGATCAGGCCGTCGCCAGCATCGCGACAGCGCACGGCCTGTGTACATCTGGCAACAATGACGTTGTGTTCTTTATCGGCGGCGCGACGGGCAATGCCCTGACGGCAGCGCTCGATTGGAGCAATGACTACACCCATCTCATTGGCCTGTCCGGCGACCTGCCGGGCATGGGCCAGCGCTGCCGCGTGACCGGTTCGGCCTCCGCCGACCTGGCCCAGCTCGTCACCTTTTCGGGTGATGGCTGCATTGTGCGCAATATCCAGTTCTTCAACGGCAGCGACGCCGGGACAGCGAAGGGGGCCGTTATTGTCTCCGGAGCAAGAAACGAATTTACCAACTGCTTCTTTGCCCGGATGGGCCATGCCACCAATGGGGCGGTGGCCGGAAGTTATAGCCTGACCGTCAGCGGCGCGGAAAACTATTTCCGCAAATGCACCATTGGCCTGGACACTATTCTGCGCGCGGCCGCTAATTCGGAGCTGATCGTGTCCGGTATCCGCAATAGCTTTGATGATTGCCTGCTCCTGTCTTANTNNGAGACNGCGGGCAANTTCCTCGTCAAGATTGANAACAGCATTGGCGANCTGCGATATACGCTGTTCAAGGANTGCCTNTTCCACAANTANACGGTNAACTGGGCGAATGGCATTGATAANGCCTTCGATATGCCNGCATCNGGCGGCACGCACTATGTCATTCTCCAGGGTAACTGTATGTTGGTGGGCGTCAATTCCGGCTGGGCCGATACGGTGNCNCACATCTATCACATGCTGGCTGCTCCGGCGTCGGGCGGCGGCGTGGGTGTCGCTGTCAACACCTAGCCATAAGATATGGGGCGGGGCTAAGCTCCGCCCCGGAGGAACTTATGAGCCTCAAAAAGGAACTAGAGCAATTGATTGCCGAGTGGGAAGCTGAACTTGCCGACGTTGAAACATACGCAGCAAAATACGAAATGTATTCTATCGGGTGGGCAATGGGATATATGGCTTCCAGCCGGTTACAGGATGGCATCAGGGAGTTAAGGCGCATCATTGATGGTCGCCCCAAGGAAGACTTATGGGCCTAAAAGAATACAGGTTCGACATCACGACCGACGGCGATGGCGACTACAGCGAGACGCTAAGTCGCGCGGCCTATGGCGAGTTGTANGCCNTCAAGCTNAAGATCGGCACGNTTGACGCCGGGAATACGACCACCCTGTCCTNCACGCGCGCGCCCGATGCGGCGGATGTCACGCTCCTNACGCTNACCAACCCNGCGGCGGACGCCATNTATTATCCGCGCGAGCAGGTGCANGGCACGACCAAAACCGGACTCACGCTGGATGGTACTGAAATCGCCTTTGATGAGCCGGTTATCGCCGGCGCGCTCAAGTTAGTTGTCGCGGCGGGCGGTGATACGNCCTCCGGCGTGCTGCATGTGTATGTCGAGGAGGGCCATTGATGCTCAAAGAGCTGCGATTTGATCTCGATACGGGCGCGGGCACGACGGACGCCGAAACCGCCCCTTACGGCGTGTTGGGGAAGTTGTGCGCCGTCAAGATAGCCATCGGCACGCTGGCGGCCACGTCGGACTTTACGATTACCGTCACAAAGACGCCTGATGCCGTGGATTATACGCTGATCACGCTGACCGACATTTCGGCCAGCGGCGTGTATTATCCTCGCCATCAGGTACATAGCAATGTAGGCACAGCGCTGACCCTGGATGGCACGCGCATCGCCTTTGATGAACCGCTGGTATGTGGGTTTATCAAGGTCGCGCTGGCCCAGGGCGGGACGGGCAAAGTCGGGAAGGTTCATTGCTACGTAGAATGTTAGGGTAGCGCCATGCGCTTCATCGATAGATTGGCGTTTGTGCTGGGGGCTAACGTGCGTCTGGGCGAAGCCAAAGCGGCAAGCGCTGAGTATCCGCGCTGGGCATTGGAAGGCATTGGACCTTATACGCAACTGCTCGAACTGCATACGGTCAAAAACCAGCTTGAACTCATGCAGAGGCTATCGTGGGTATACAATGCGGTGACCATCACGTCACAGACTGAGGCTGGCACGCCTTTAAGCATCAAGCGGCGGGTGGGCGAAGAACAGGAAGACATCAAAAATCATCCATTCGAGCTGCTGCTGGAAAAGCCTAACCCGATGCAGAGCCGGTTCGAATTCCTGGAAGCGTGGTTCGCTTACCGGCGACTGGCGGGCAATGCCTATGTATGGCTGAACAGGACAAGCGCCGATGCGCCGCCTGTCGAAATGTGGCTGATACCGCCCAATCGCATCCGGCCCGTGCCTGATGGCAAGATGTTTTTGCGAGGCTATCTCTACACCCCAGAGGACATGGGGCGCGAGATCCCTATCGAGACATGGGAGATTTGCCATACCAAACGGTGGCATCCGACGAATATGTATGTCGGGTTGTCGCCTATCGAGGCGCTGGCAAATGGTGTGACGGCTGACATCAAGATGCAGGAGTGGAATAAGAATTATTTCGCCAAAGATAACGCCAAGATGCCCGGCGCGCTGGCCTTCAAGGATGCGATCAACGACGCGGATTGGAAGCTGCTCAAGGAAGAAGTGGCCCGCGAATATGGCGGAACTAACAGGCGCGTAATGCTTCTGCGCGGCGCGGGCGAAAATGTGAGCTGGCTTCCGTTCTCCATGTCGCAGAAGGATATGGAATTTCTGGCCGGGCGGAACTTTAACAAAGAGGAAATTTACGCGGCATTCGCGCCCGGTCTGGCCTCCGTGTTGGCAATTAATGCTACCGAGGCTAACAGCGTGGCGGGCAAAGGCACGTTCCTGGCCATGACTGTCTGGCCGGACCACCAGGCCATCGCCGAGAAGATTACGAATGACATTCTGCCGGCCTATGGTCCTAACTTGCGGGCGGAATTTGATGACGTGCGGATCACAGACCGGGCGCTTGAACTGCAAGAGCAATCGGCGTTCGGGCTGGTGCATACGGTTGATGAGGTGCGGAAAGAATACTATCAGTCTGACCCATTGGGCGATGACCGGGGCGGACTGCTTGTGCCGGAGGTGGGTAAGGGTCTGACTAAAGCGGATGAACCGGCCGAACCTCAGCCCAATTTGTTCCAGCCCGCATTGCCGTCGGGCGAGAAGACGGACAACGAAGAACAGAAGCCGCCCAAAGACGTTACTCCGCCCGATGAATCGATGAAGTCAGAGCTTGAGACGTGGCAGCGATTTGTGCTGCGACGCATGAGAATGAAAGAGCCTCTGCGGACATTCGAGACTGATGATATTCCCGACGCACTCAAGGGAGCTATCGAGGGTGCATTGGTGACGGCAAAGACGGCGGAGGATGTGCGGGGCATCTTCCGCGAAGCGCTCGTCTGGAAAGCCTATCCCTGATGGCGCGATTTAAGAAGCGGACAGATTATGAAGTTGAACTTGCGCGCCGCCTGGGCAGAGTAAGCCGGGAAGCCTATAACGACCTATTGGCCGAGTCGGGCGAAGCCCCAGACATGGCGAAATTGTCTCCTTCGTTTTGGGAGACAGTGGCAAGCAGCTATCGGGCGGCGGTGCAGGTAGTGTTCGAGGGAATTATCCTGGAATACATGACCCAGCGCATGAAAGAACAGAATATCGCATTTGACTGGAGCGCGATCAATGCGCGGGCGGCAGAATGGGCACGCAATTACAGTTTCGAGCTAGTGAAGGGCATCAACGACAACACACGCAAGGCGCTGCAAGAGAAGATAGCCGGTTTCTATGAGGACAGGCGGACGCTGGCGGAGTTGAAGGAAAGTATCGGGCAGTTATTCGGGCCGGTGCGGGCGGAGATGATTGCCGTTACGGAGACGACGCGAGCGGTTGCAGGCGGTGAGGGAATATTCAAACAGGAATTAGAAGCGCTCGGGCTTCGTACCCAACAGGTAATACAAACCAGCAATGATGAATTGGTGTGCCCGGTGTGCGGACCTAAGAATGGCAAGACGA